ATGAAGGTTAGAGTTTCGCATATTCGTAGATTAATACGAGAAAAAATTTTGATTGAAGCAGTTCAAAGACGTGTACCATCCGTCGATCGTTCTGACGTTGTTGAGCTATTTAAAGAACTTGGAATTGATGAAGAACTGACATGGGGAGATCAAGTCAACTTTGACGAAATGATCGATAACGTCACCGATGGCATAAAAATAATGGTGCAAAACTATGCTGAATCTCCTGAATTGATGTCTGATGACCGCGTCGAGGCGGGGTTAAGAGCCGTCCTGGGGGATCCTCGATCTTACGGCTCTGAAATAAAAAACGTTCCAAGCTTTATGAAAAGCGCAGCATCTCGTGGAGTAGTACAAAAGATTGCAGATAAATTTAAGATAAGTTTGAAAGGTAGAAGTATTTTAGGCGCTGCAGCTGATGACAAAATAATCATGTCAGTCATGAACTCATTAATGAAGCTAGTAAAGGGCGATGGAAATTCTCCTGGCCTTAATAGACTAGGAGATCTTTTCGCTGCATACAACTTAGAGCCTGAAGCTGCCGCAGCTAATGCAGCATTAGGACCTGCGTCTACGTTGATGGATGTAATCTCTAATTCTAGAAACAAAGGTCGTTTTGATAAGTTGGGAGATACATTCGCAAAAAGTGGAGCAGCAGGTGAATCCACGGCTAGAGCAGCACGTGCAGATGCTCCAACTAGAATATCTTGATTTAGTGTAATCTTGCGCAACGTCATGATACGATGATATCATGACACAAGAATCATTACTATCAAGAATCTCAAGCGCTCTCTTGAGCGAAGGTCTAAATCCTGCGCAAGAGATGATTGCTTACGCAATTCTCTGTGATTCATATGCAGACGGCTCTATCGATGAAGAGCAACTTCAGAAAGGTCTATGCATCTACCTGGATCAGGTCGCACGGCGTTCACGAGCAATATCTAGCGTGATCAATCGTGTCAAGGAACCCACCATCGCTGAGGTCTTCACTGAGTCGACGATGATGTGGGTCGATGCCATGCTTCGTAGTCCACGCTTCAGACACTTGGGGTGGAAAGCATCGTCTGAGACGAGCATCTTCCTTGATACTGGAAAGTACGTCAAGCCGGACGTTGCGATCTGGAAGGATGACAAGATCATCGCCATCATTGAGTGCAAGACATCGTTGTCTCGCGCAAGGAAAGAGTGGGAAGCTGCATTTGAAGAGCGAGTTGCATCATTGGTGAAGAAAGACATCAGAGAAGAATCCATCTTCTTGTTCGTCGCATCAGAGAATTCATGGCAAGGATTTCACCCCGACAATCCCAGAACGTTAAAGACTTGGTTTGCCCTGTGCCCAAAGTACACGTGGTTCGGCGGTGGCAAACAAGGCGAGCGAAAGCTATCCGAAGTGATGTATCCAACCCACTTGGGAAAGATGATCCAGCGATTGCACGATCTTCAGTAGGTGCTACGACTCTGCCAGCCGTATGAGATCTCATCATCGACGATGGGTCCACCTGCTGCCCATGTGTAACATGATCGCATTGAGTGACACTTAAACTGATGCATGTGACAATAACCTAGTTCACCGTCTTCTTGAATCCTACCTGGCATGCACGCGTCCATTCGAGGTGAGACATCGAAAGCCGCGCAGTTCCCGCATCGTGATTGTTTTGCGACTTCAACTGATGTTCCCCAGTGCTCAGCTAGGTGTTCCCAATACTCTTCGTCAGCAAGGTTTAGTGGACCATATTCGATGTAGTCTGCCTTGATCGCAAAGTTTCGGTTCTTCGTGTTCAGCTTCAGATCTTGAGTGGGTAAGGGGCAGTCCATCATCGCAGAGTCATCAACGACGCCGCGGTCTCTCGTGGACTTCATTCCATCCTGAGGAAGCACACGAAGTCGTACGACCTTCTTCGTCTCTTCCTTTATGATTCTTCGTAATTGTGATGTTGTGATCTTCATGGCATCATGACTCTATGTCTTTGCTCATCATTTCCTTTGATGAAGCTCCAGGCCTGAACCTATCCTCAGGACGCTCTTCAGACTTCGTCGTCGAGGCATTTTTGCCACGCGGCCTTCTTGAGGATTGTTTTGGCTTATCTTCTTCTCTTTCTTTGTTTTCATCTGACCCGACTGCTCCTGAAGAAGCTTGTTTCTCTGCTTCTCTTTGAGCCTTTTCAAGACTTGGATCTTGTTCCATGTAGTTATAAAAGGTTCTGTCTGAGACTCCTACTGAAACTGCTGCATCATGAACGTCACCCTTTGCGCTCTTTAAAGCTTTGCGGCCCTCTGCATCTGCCTTCTTTTTATTGAGAATTCGAAGCGCACCGTAATCGGTGATGGGTCCGCCGGGTTTTTTCCTCTCAGTAAGCGACTCATTGATGATATCTCTTATGAGAGTCTCAAGAAGTTGTAGATCACGTTTCTGCATAATGATGTCATAAATATAGCAATCGTGTTGCTTGTTCTGATAATTCTTTCATCCCAGGATGTCTATAGATTATTTGATGAAATGATTGTATTTATTCCAGAGGCGGAATAAATCGAAATTTATGAAGAGCCTTTCTGAAGTCCATGGGTTGGACCTCATTGAGAGACTGGCTGATGAAAAGTCTAGAGATCCGAGTGTGAAGAAGAGGATCTGGTCGGATGAGATGAATGCATGGGGTTTCTTTGCAGACTCACCGACTGAGATGGACACGTTCTTGATCATGGGATGTTGTCGACCCGGTGATGCATTTGTCACGGTCACTCATTCTCCTCATCTATTCAAGATTCCTAATTACGAGATGTTAGACATGACTTCAAACAACATGTACATCATATTGGGAATCAAGCTAGTGATGATATCAGATACGCATTTCTGCGCATTAGAGATGTTGTCATCAAATCCTCCCATCGTGTGTCAGATGCTTGCACAGCATGCATCTCTATTCAAGATTGCATGGGAATGCCTACCACATTAAGCGATGTTGACGGGTTTTCTGGGTAGGACGTGGAAGTCTTGTGTGAAAGGATCGATGAAGACGCCCGGGCGGTTCTCTTCATTTGGAGGTACGGGTCCCCAACAATCTTCAGGAGTCTCTTCAGGTTCCATCAGGTGAGGTGCAATCTCATCTTCTTCTTTCTTGCTTCTCTTTCCGAGGTGGGGAATTTCATCCCTCTGGGCAAGATGAGAAGACATGAGATCCTTTAGGTGAGGACCATCAACGTTCGAAGCATAAGCTTCTTTTACCAAGAAGCGAATGTATTGTCTTAATGTCCTGACGTCTTTCATCAATACTAACTATGTCATTCATCCGGTCGATAGCTGTATTTGTGCATTGAAACCCTTGTGACCATGTGACTGATGGACGTGATGCCATAGACCATCAAGACCATGAAAAGATACGGATGCTGTTCTATCCAATTACTCATGTTATTTTCTCCAAGTTATCCTACCCCTGCTGGGATCATACGGTGAAACTTCTACAGTGACTGAATCGCCTGGCAACACCATGATGTGATTCTGCCGAAGCTTTCCAGACAGTGTTGCCAGAACGACTTGTCCTGACATTGTCTTCACCTTAAAGAGCGTTCCGGGTAATGATTCTTCTACATACCCGTTTAATTCCATCCTGTCGTCTCTGTCATTTAGATCCTGTTGGTGACTCTTCTTCTTCTTCATAGGTTTCTTGTTCTTCAAACTCCGCTTCTTCGTCTGATCCTAACCCAGGGGGAACTCTATAATCTGTACCTCGGACTGTTGGATTGTTCAATCCTGAGCCACCGACATTCATTCCCGACATTCCATACCAGTAATTGTTCCTATAGACCTCTTCTCGAATGATTCTACGCAAGGTTGATAGCCTGATCTTCATGCATCATACCTATTGAGAGATTGGTCAATTGTATCTTGGAAGACGCTTCCAAGAGGTCTATAGAATCGACCGTGATGATCATCTCATCCCTCACAAAGACGACGATCTGTCCGCCTTCGGTCGGAAACGCATCATACCCGATGTCCTCAGTTTGAAAGAAAGATTCTGCATTCAACTCATACAATTGGTTATCAGGATCCATCATGATCAACTCTTTTGTCCCCGGTCTCAGACCGCATGCAACGATGGGACCATACGCGTAGAAATCGACTTCCTCAGACCCAGTCGGCTGGATCATCTTCATGTAGGATGGAAGCTTTATGTCAACATTGCCTGTCGTTTGAAACGTCGTCATGCTGGTTAACTTTCGTCAGCTCGCTTGAAAGGAAAGGGCCTTGAATTAAATTGTCCAATAAAACGTAATGATGCCATGGCCAGCTTTTAAAGACATTTTCTATGTGCTTGCTGGGGTAATTATTAGATGGTGAAGATGACACTACAATGCCATACTTTGAATCGTGAGATCTTGAGACTTGCACGAGGTCACCGTTGTTGATCTTTTTTAGCAAAAACTATCCTTTCGTCTCATTTAACACCACTGCGTCCAGGGTCATGAATAACTTTGCGACAGATGCTGAGTTCTTCAGTGCAGTCTTTGTGACCTTGGCAGGATCGATCACACCTGCCTCGATTAAGTCAACGAATTTTCCAGCCGCTGCATCGTAGCCCAACTTGGTTCCGACGTTCCGCATCATCTCATCTTCGATGACGTCAGGAGATCGATCTGAGTTCTGAACGATCTTTCGTAGCGGTTCCTTGCACGCCTTCAGGACCATCTCAATCCCAGCCAAGACGTCCCTGTCATGTTGTTCATGCAGGAGTACTTCTTTTGCGCTTTCTGCGGCTGCGAATAGGGTCGTTCCGCCGCCGGGAACGATGCCGTCTTCTGCGGCCGCGCGTGTGGCATGAAGAGCATCTTCGATCCTGTACTTGCGTTCGATCATTTCAATCTCAGTCGCACCACCTACCTTGATGACAGCGACTCCTGATGCCAACCTTGCGATTCGTAGCTTCAGTGACTGTAGCTCTTCCATTCCAAGCGTGATGTCTTCAGTCCTAGATCTCAATTCTGAGACGTGTTCATCGATCTTCTGCTTGTTCGATTCGATTCCAACGATCGTCGTGGACCGTGCGTCCACGACGATCTTCTTGGTTGATCCAAGATCTTTCAACGTCGTCTTGTCTAACGTTAGACCGTTTGCGCTTGAGATGAGATTTGCACCCGTCAAGACGCAGATGTCATTCAAGTAATCTGTCCGTGACGGGCCGAAACCAGGAGCCTTGATTGCAACGACGGCCAATTGAGACTTGACTCTATTCAGAACGAGACCTTGAAGCGCTTCACCCTCTACCTCATCTGCAATGATGAGAAGCGGTTTCCTCGTCTGAACGACGCTCTCAAGGATCGGAATGATGTCCTTCAACATCGATATCTTTTTGTCCGTGACGAGAACGTATGCATCTCCATATGATGCATGCATCTTTTCGTTGTTCGTCACGAAGTAAGGAGACAGATATCCTCTATCGAACTGCATTCCGTCGACGACGTCCAGGGATGTGATCGTTCCCTTTGCATCTTCAACAGTGATGATGCCATCGCGGCCGACGCGATCCATCGCGGCTGCAATGATCTCACCGATCTTCTTGTCTCCGTTGGCAGAGATCGTACCGATCTGACAGATTTTCTCCGAAGATTCAACGGGCGTAGACATAGACGTCACGACTTCAGCGATCATCTTTGCGGCTAGGTCCAATCCGACACATAACTTTTTAGAGTTGTATCCCGCATCCAACAGCTTGACACCCTCTCTGACGAGTGCATGGGTCAGCACAGTCGACGTCGTCGTGCCGTCGCCTGCGACGTCATTCGTTTGAGATGCAGCCTCACGTAACAGCTGAGCGCCCATCATCTCAAGAGGATCAGGAAGCTTGACTGCCTTGCTGACGGTAACTCCGTCTTTCGTGATGATTGGTGACCCCGTGCCGTTCTGGATTAGTACCGTCTTGCCGTTCGGGCCCAACGTACATCCCACTGCTTCCGCAGCGAGCCTAAGACCGTTATAGAGTTTCTTACGAGCGTCTTTCGAGAAGACAATTCCGAGAGCTTGTGCTTCTTCATCTGCCATATGATGATGTTATAGTAAGGTCTTTTCCATCATTTGTACATGGAAGCATGTCAAGCCTTAGTGACCTTGAGGTATGTCGGCTGTCCTCGCTTCCATGCTAGAGCTATTTGACCCTTACGATAGTCATGTAACAATGCAATCAACACTAATTTCTGTTGCCTGTCTTCAGTCTGCTCGATGCAACGAATCAAACGTTTTTCAGAATAATCGATCAAGCCTCTCTTTGAGGTAGACAACAAGCCTTGTTGCGAAACGTGCAAAGTGAATTCAGTGCAAGAATCTAGTGAGACATTCGGCCCCTTCGTGCTACGAGTACGCATCTTAAGCTTGGTTGTCGATACCTGATTCATAAGTAGGTTTTGTTCTTGACATTCTATTCAATTCTGCCGCTGTTACAGAATGAATTGATTATAAACTAACCTGCTTAATCGTGTAATTGCACCAAGATGTGATGATTCAAGGAATCACTTGCCATCAAATCTGCGCGACATCTTCAAAGCTTTGTTCTTTGGGACCCCACCAGCCATGTAGACTTTTGTCTTGTAATCGGCAGCGTCGACGTCGCCATCGCCGTCCATATCTGAGCCTTTCTTGGCATCTTTCTTCTTGGGTTTCTTCTTCTTAGCTTCTTCTAGAACGATCTCTTGAATCAGCGTTTTCAAACTTTGAAGAGATTCGTTTGTAGAAATTGACCTAAACGCCACGCTGCTACCAACTGGAGTGGGCGACCGACGCAATAATGCGTCAATGGAACTTGGGTCATACTTCCCACCAGCTCCAGCGACCATGCCTCTTAATTTAGCGCGCAATTCTCCTTCTTCTTGTTCACGCGCGTCCTCAGGGCTTCTTAATTGACTTAGCAAATTTCCTAATTCGACCTTAACAGATTTTAGCTCTGTAGGATCTTCTATGCCATTGATTCTTGTTTTCATAGCTTCTAAATTACTACGAGCAGTAATCAAATCAGGGCTTAATATGTTGGATCCTGAAGAAAGGCTTGATAACATTTTATTAACCAGCCCCAATAATCCTTCTTTGTCTGCTGTGTTAAATTTTTGTGAAACATTCGCGACTATATTGGGATCCATCGAGCTTACAAATGCTGCTTCAATTATAATGCGTCTAATTAAATTTCTGATTTCAGATAAAGTGATTCTCATGGTTTCGTTCCTCTCAATTCCCTCAGCCTCAATCGCGGCAATCTGTCCTCTAGCTTTTTTTCTTGACGTGTGGCAAGCTCTATGTTTCTTTCCCTTATTGTCTTTATATGACAGAACGTAGGATCCTGAATCACCATCAGATTGCTTGCACTTCTGTTTACGTATCTTGTAAGGCATGGCTTAATTATTTCTTGCTCGTCGAAAGACCCATGTCTTTCGACCATTTCCTTATTTTTACCTTAATGTCGTCAGGAACGTAAACTGAGGGTTCATTAAATGCTTCATCGTCCATCAATTCTTTATCGTATGATTCATCGGGATGAGATCCACCTAAGTTCTTCCTCTTAATGGCCTCTTGAATTATCTCTCTCAATTCACTGATGCGAATCTTCATGGCAATACTTATCATTGAAGGAGGCGGAAATGCAAGTACGACGCCTTTCGACGATTATGTTTCTTATCATGTCAGCGGCTTGTGGAGCACCTCACGCTGACCGTCATGTCGATGAAGAAGCTGGATCTGGAGGCGAGGCACCTGCATATTATCCCGGCATCTCGTCACAGGCTGCATCATCTTCTTCAGGCTCTCAAGAAGACTTCTGGGTCTGCGGAGTCGATTACATAGTGACGAAGGGCCCGGCAGGAGAGACGATCATCGTGGAGGTTAGGATACCGTGCGATCCCCTTGCCGACTTCTACATCGGATGTCCTGCTCCGATTCAAGAAAAATAAAAAGCCCCGGATACCCGAGGCTTTTCATCGACGAAGCTTTCTCGTCAGTTCACTTACCGCCAGCGCCGCCAGCAGCATCTCCACCTGTACCCGGAGCTCCACCTGCCGCGTCTCCTCCTGTGCCGGGAGCGCCTCCTGTGGTAGAGACTGATCCTCCTTGCCCACCACCTGAAGAGCTTGAAGCCACGACCGTCGACGTCGATGAAGCAGCCTCAGTCGTCTCTTCCTTCTTGTCTTCACAAGCTGAGAGAAGGGCAAGAACGCAAACGAAACCAAAAGAATTCTTAATCATAGTTGTATCACCTTTGATGACCCGTATGGGTTAGGTCATAATACAACGTTACAGGAAAAGTTTACAAGCTGCTTTACTTTCCTTTTAGGATCTTGGAAACTGGCTTTTTGCTCCACATTTTACATGACCAAAAAGCCGCTTTTGTCCTATCAGAAGCCCTTGGGGTGCCACAACCATGCCGGGCTCTGAAAGACTTTCGTGCCTTTGGATTGTCCCTACGGATCTCCATGTTTGGATCACCGAACTCAACCTTCTTCACGTTGCCAGTCTTTGGATCCTTGACGTAAACTTTGTATTTCTTCACGTCACCCTTCATCGGCTTTCCAAGCTTTACCTCTCGACCCTTGTATTTCGCCTCTGTCAACGTCTCTTCTGCTATGGAATCGAGGTCAAGCTCAAACTGATCCAACACACCCAATTCAGCCAGCATGATGCCTTCTGAGATGATTTCTTTCAAGATTGAAGACGATATTTTCATGCTGCTCTCATTTGCTCCGCCCGCCAAGGCCTGACGAGTATACTTCATCGTAGAAGGAACTTTCGTAAACACTGCGCCTTGTGTTGGAGGTTCTCCAACGGGACGCATGGATACCTCATCAAGATCGTCTTCGTCATTCTCAAGATCATCCTCGTCTAAGTACCCACCGGGCCAACCTCCATCTCCAAGGCGTTGAGCTGATTTCATCGACAGCATCGGATCATCATATAACGGATGACCGATCATGCCTTCCTCTTCTTCGGCCATGGCAGCCCTGGTTGTCTCTCTAATTAATCTTCTTAATTGTGTTGAGGTTATCTTCATACGATATTTGATATATATTCTAGCGAGTAAAGATATGCATACAGATTTAGAGGGTTACGGATACGACTGGAACATGGGAGAGGCAGATCACGAAGGTGAAATGGTTGTCTCCCAACTTCACAGGATCCATGATATGTCAAAGATGTTGCTTGATATAGTCGGAGAGGACGATGAATTTCCAGCATGGACCCAATATAAGTTAGGTCGTGCATATGATGACTTGACAGCGTTCTTCAGTTACATAGAATCTATGTCTCACGTTCCGTATGACCCAGACGGCATGATGGATGCAGACATAGATTCTGTTGCTCTTTCATTGGATGAAGCCCGAAAGAGAAAGAAGAAGAGAAAGAAGAAGGCATCGCCCTCAGGACCTCAAGGATTGTGGCATAACATTCGTAAACGTAGAGAGCAGGGAAAGCCTCGTTTGAAGAGAGGGCAGAAGGGTTTCCCAAAGACGTTAAAGATTGAGGATTGAACAAATCCTACAAACGTTCTTAACTTATGGGGATGTTAGTTTGTCATGCGTTCATCGCGGTCTTGACGATCACGATATTCATCTCAACGCTCAACATCAATGTGGGCAAGATCCCGAAACCTGCACCTTCTAGCAGCGGAAGGAACCACCCACCGTCTGACTTTTGGGGTTGAACGGCGACATAGTTTTTACATCTTGCCTTTTTAAGATATCCAAGTGCTTGTGTCTACTTATAATCAAGGTAGAACATGAGCATCTTTCGTGAACACAAGACCGTCGCTGATCGTACGGCATCTGACAGGCGACGTCACAAGCAGAAGATTGAGAAAGCGATCCGGGAAGGAATACACCATATCGTCGCCGATGAAAGCATCATTGGTAACGACGGCAAACAGAAATATCGTATACCAGTTCGTGGTATCAAGGAATACAGGTTTGTCTACGGAGACAATGGTAAACAGGTAGGGTCAGCTCCCGGAAAAGACGTCAAACGTGGACAGAAGATAGGAGATCCGCCACCTGAAGGTCAAGGCCAGCCAAATAAGGCTGGCGGGGACAAGGGTGAAGAATATTATGACGTTGAGATAACGCATGAAGAACTTGCAGAATATCTCTTTGCGGAATTAAAGCTTCCTGAGCTTCAACGTCGGCAGCTCAGTAACATTGACACCGAAAAGTTGAAGAGAAAGGGATACCGCCCACAAGGCATCATGCCCCGGCTGGACAGGAAGAAATCGGCCATCGCACGAATCAAGAGAATGAAGGCTGCAGGTTTCGATCCTGACCAGGCTGATGAAGGCGAAACATTCTCATTTCATGAAGATGATTTAGTCTATCGTCACTACAAGATGAAGAAGAAGCCTTGCACAAACGCCGTCATCTTCTTTGTGATGGATGTCTCAGGATCAATGTCTCAAGAAAAGAAATTCTTGGCGCGATCTTTCTTCTTCCTGTTGTATCAATTTCTACGCCTAAAATATGAGACGATCGATATAGTATTCATCTCCCATGACACTGAGGCGAAAGAAGTCGAAGAAAAAGAATTCTTTGAAAAGGCATCAACGGGTGGAACACGTGCATCAAGCGCACTCGTCCTTGCCAATGACATAATTGAGAAAAGGTATCATCCATCTTCATGGAACATCTACATGTTCCAGTGCTCTGACGGTGACAACTTTGCTGATGATAATGACAAGTTTCTTGAAGAGGCAAGAAAGATCTCATCATTGTCGCAGTTGTACGGATACTGTGAGATAGAACCTGAGACGAGCTGGCTGTCGGATCCGGGAAAGTTGCTCCAGATCATGAAGCCGCTTCAAGGAGATAAAATGAAGCAGGTGAGGATACAGAAGAGGGAAGACGTTTGGCCTGCGTTTCTGAATCTGATGGGAAAGATTAAAGTGGAGAACCCCTGAGATGGACTATAAGCTAGAAGATCTAAGGGTCTGGGACGAGCGAATCTGTAACGTCTCCAACAAAAGATGGCTAATTTACAAACACACAAACGTCCATACGGGAAAATCATACATCGGACAAACAATCTTCACGATAGAGCAGAGATGGCAGAGCCATTTAAGTTCTGCTTTCAAGAAAAATTCAAATTCACCATTTCATAGCTCAATAAGAAAACACGGCCCAGATGCATGGACGCATGAAGTTCTAGAAGAACACATCATGAACATAGACACGTCAAATAGCAGAGAGACGTTTCGGATCAAAAAGTTCAGAACAAATGAAAAAGAATTCGGATACAACTGTAATTCTGGTGGATCTGTATGCGTCGCAAACGCCACGACTCGAAAGAAACTTAGCGAATCGGCAAAGAAAGCCCAGACAAGACCAGAAGTTAGGGAAAAACAAAGACAAGCAAAGCTCGGGATTAAAAAATCTCAAGATGCAATAGAGAAAATGCGCGCCAAAAAAATCGGCATGAAGCACACACTCGAGTCGCGAATTAAAATGAGCGAATCTCACAAAGGTTTCAAGCACAATCCCGAATCTTATGGCGAAGAGACCCGCAAGAAGATGAGCGAAAAACAAAAAATGATCCAGAACAATCCCGAAACGCGCATGAAAGCGGCAAAGACAAGAAAAGAAAACGGGTTCACTCACAGCGAAGAGACGAGAAAGCTCTTAAGTGAAAAAATTAAGGGACAGAAGAGAACTCAAGAATTTTGTGACAGGGCTTCGAAGCTAAACAAAGAAAGTCAAAATCGACCTGAAGTGAAACAAAAGAGAAGCAAATCAATCCGGGAATCTTGGAACGATCCTGAAACCAGAAAAAAAAGATGTGAAGCCATAAAGGCGAGCTGGGAAAAGAGAAGGCTCGAAAAAGCGGCTCAAAAACAAGAAAGCGAGGAAGAGCATGGACTATAAACTTTCTGATCTTGAAGAATGGGATGAAAGAATCATTAAGATCGCTAAGTTACATGGACTCGATCCGCATCCTTTAGATTATGAAGTTGTCGATTATCACGAGATGATCGGCGCGATGGTCCACCACGGCATGCCGTCCATGTATTCTCATTGGTCGTTCGGAAAATCGTTCGAGCAGACCATGAACCGTTACAACGTCGGCATGGAGGGTTTGCCGTACGAGCTAATCATCAACAGCGATCCGTCTCTAGCTTACCTGATGAGGGAGAACCCACTATACCTCCAGATCCTCATCATGGCGCACTGCGTGGGCCACTCAGACTTCTTCAAGAACAACAGGATGTTCCGGAGCACCAGACCTGAATCAGTCATTCAACGCTTGAGATCAGCAAAAAAGAGAATTCAAGGCTACGTAGAAGATCCGCACGTGGGCATTGATCAAGTCGAAAGAACTATAGACGCATGTCAAGCTCTTCAATTTCAAACGACAAAATACGGTCAGATAAGGCGATCTCATAAGGAAATAAAAGAAGAATACGTTGAACTTATCAACAGCGACAAGGATGGAACCTATAGAAATTTTAACATCAACATGGTTCCTCTTGAACCTGATTATGATCTTCTAGGATTTATAGAAGAGAACGCCGACATACCAGAATGGAAGCGAGACATCATACATGTTTGCCGTGATGAAGGACAATATTTCTGGCCACAAATTCAAACAAAGATCATGAATGAAGGCTGGGCTTGCGTAACGGGCGACACATTGATCGATACCGTCGACGGTCTTGTCACGGCAAGATCGCTGGTAGAAAACCAAACAGGAAAAGTGTTCGATGGTACGAAATACCAGGACTTGATTCAGTGGCACCACAATCCTCGGACGGAAAGAATAAAGATCACTACCGACAAAGGTTACGTCATTCACGGAAGCAAGAACCACAGAATCTGGACAGGAACAGAATGGAAGTACCTGTCAGAAATAAACCTTTTAGACGAGCTTCCCATCAACAAAGGAAACTCTACATGGAGCTCAGAATATCAGAACGTAGAAAATCCTGTTCAATTCAGGTTGGAAATTGGCGATATATGCGAACTTCACGGAGTTTCATACAGACAAGTTAGAAGGTTTGCAAATGGAAAACCGACAAGAGCTTCTCTTGAAAAACTTTCGGCCGCTCATGATGCCCTAGAGTCGAACAAAGAGCTTCATTTGAAGAATGATTTCATTAAGTTTCCGAAGGTAGTTTGCGAAAAATCTGCCAACATCGTGGGAATGATGATCGGCGATGGTGGGTTTTACAAATACTCCAACGAGAGATTGAAGTCTGGTTTCACTTCTGGCGACGAAGAATTAAGAGACTTATTCTGCTCTCAGATTTACGAACTGTTCAACGTTCTTTCTGATTACAAAAAAGAGGAAAACAAGTGGCGAATGGGGGTGGGGTCTGACCTCGTCGTCAAGTGGTTCTTTGAGGTTTTTGAATTTGAGGCCGGAAACACCGCTTCAAAGAAAAAAATCCCGGAAATCATTCTTAGGTCTCCAAAGTCTGTCGTCACATCTTTTTTAAGGGGCGTTTTTGATACAGACGGCTGTGCAGAC